AGTTCATTCGAACCACCAGAGTTCGAAAAGGATCTAACCACCCTTGGCTCACGATTAGCTTCGCTGAACTGCCCTGTGGTGATGACCATTGCCGATCGCAAAGCGTGCGATCAGCTCGGAGTGTACCTTCCTAAAGTTACTTATATGATGGTTGACGGAATTTCGATCACCGTCCCTGAAAATATTTTATCTTTTGGAAAGCTCAACAGTCTAATGGAAAACCTAGTTCGCCTTCTGCGAACTCATAATCGTCAACGCCTTGTTGACGATGCCGCTGAAGTTTTGAGCGGCCTCCTTCTTCAAATGAGGGAGAGGGGTAATACGGTACCGATCGTACTGCCCCAAGGAGTGTTCGGAGATATCATTGGCATTGAAAAAGCTGCCGATAAAGCCACCAAAACAGTTACTGCCGAACTTACTACAGCCCGCCATCAAGTCCTTGACGCTAAGGACGAAATCATTAATAATGTCAAGTTGATGATTCCATCTATTGGCTGTGAAATGATCGCATTTCTTTGCGATTTCTTTCTTCTCTACGACCTTTGTGGAGATTCACAGCTTAAATGGAGCCGAATCGGATTCTTGGTATCATCAATGATACTGCGTTTGATTGCCCACCAAAATCTTACGCGCATCAAGGACAAGCTTTTGTCGCTTGGTGAAAGTATTGTATCAGCATTGCAAGCATTATTTAGCCTTAAGGCTAGTCCACCCCATTCTATCGAAGGACTAGCAACAAGCAGAGAACTGCTCGAAGACATTGCTTCTACTAGTGTACGAACCGTCGTACCTGAAGCTGAATGTGATACAATACTCACGTGCATCAACAAACTTGTTGGTGCTGTTTGCTTTGGTCCTGCGACCTTAGCAAAAACCCTGCCATCGTTTAAAGGATTCGCCCAAGCTTGTAGAGACATTACCGCTGTAATTGGTCTCGGGAAAAGTGTGCAGTCGATACTGCCCTTTATTCTCAAATACTTGCCGGATTGCGTCCGGGAGTGGTTTGATTACATGTTTCCCAAATACAACTGGATCCTTTCGGAAGACGGAGAACGTTTTCGTAAATGGGCCGAAACCTGTCGCGAAATTACCGAGCCATCTACTACCAACATTGTAATGGCCAACGCCGCCTCGCTGAAGAAAGCCGAAGACCTCGTTAAGGAAGGCCTTATTTTTGAAAAGGAAATGGCCAGCTTGGAGAGAGTATCCCCTGTACTCGTCTCAAGTTACAGAAGTGTCTTTGCGCGATTGTCTGAGTTTTATTCCGCGCTCAAAACCCGCTATGGAGTACAACGAAGACATGAACCTGCACATTTCTGCCTTACAGGCACCCAACGAATTGGAAAGTCACGCGCCGCCGAAATCATAGCGGAATTCCTTACACCTAGGAAGTTCCCTGGACCCGACAACACCGAATGTGATTTTGCCCCTGGAGCGAGGATTTATTCTCGCACCCCTGGCACTTCATTTTTCGATGGGTACTGTGGACAGCACACTGTCCTCTATGATGACCTCAGTCAGTTAACGGATGGAGAGGATGTTACTGAAATGATGCGAATTGTCAACAAAACGGAATTTATTCCTGAATTCGCAACCCTTGATGATCCTTCAATAGGAGTCAAGGGCACTCGCTTCACCTCGAAGCTTGTCATTTCTACCACCAACAGTCCCTATCCACGACCTACAACCATCGCAGTCGCCGCCGCCTTCTGGGGAAGAAGACATGCACTAATTCAGGCCGAAGTCCGCCGTGAATGTGCTAACGATAAAGGAGAACTTGATATGACCCGCATATCGGTTGAAGACGTAAAAATGTGCCGACATTTACGTTTCTTTCTTCTTGACCCCAGAAATCCAGACTCGAAGCCCGACTATCGAGCCCCCTACACAATGCCTTCATTGTTGTTGTATCTGCGTCGTAATTTTGAACGACACATGGCTTTTGAAAATCAAGTCATGGACGTAGATGTAGCCGCATTTGAACAGCTTGTTGCCGAAATTGAAAGACGCGAACAACCGCCACAACTACCAGTTGAACCGCCAGTCGCCGAACCGCCAGTAGTTGCACCTCAAGGATTGTTTAGCTACAAAACACTCGTCAATGCCATTTGGCGAGATAGCGAAATACCCTTGGAAGTGAACTACACTCAGGATTTCTTCACCGCAATCAGGGATCATGATGCTTCTTCGTACACACCGATGAATCGCCTTGATTGTCCTTTCGATCACGTACGTGAAGATCCTACGCAAAAACAATTGGAAGAACACTACTACCACCACTACCGCCGTGGATGCACTGGTGACAATGTTTCTGTCAAAGTTGCTAAATATGGCCAGCCGCCATTTGATACAACCGTTAAGCAGATGCGAATGCATCAACTTTGGAGAGAACATACTAACACCACACCAGAAGGCATCAATGATGGACGATCACTCATCGGAGCTATCGAAAATCTTGGCAGAATCGCGAAAGAAACTTACGACCGTCACACCGGCCTCTTTTGTGCCGTTGGAGTTGCTTCTTATTTCGCCCTTCTGTTTGGATCAATCGGTCTTGCTCATTGGGCTGACACCCGTCAGCGCCAAAACATCGCCACCAAGCGCAAGAATGACTATGAACAACTACTTGCTGAAGCTGTTGAAACCGTGAAGAACGAAGTCTACAATCCGAATCCACGTTTGCCTGTCCTACCTCAAATGGCAAACATGTCTGGAGGAGAAGTTAACAAGAACCCCGTTATCAGGAGATTTCCTAAATATCAGGATATTCTCGCTGGACAACGGAAATTGCCTTCAGTCAAACCTCAAATGGATGTTGTCAACGCCGCCGAAATCACGGACAAATTGTACCGAAACATTTTCCTGATACGTGCATACTCAGAAGAAAAGACTATCTCCATGCGAGCAACCGGAATTGCCAATGGAGTTTTCCTCTGCGTTAATCACTTCTTCATGGGATTGAAGAGAGATGATATCATCGAATGCACGCGCCTTGGAATAAAGTACCGAATACGATTTGATCCTGACCGCCTGTTTGCTTTTCCACTCTACACAACAACTGGAATTGAAGCACTACCTGCCGAAGCAATGCTAGATTGTAGAGATCTAGTTGCCTACCGCTGCCATCAGAACGAAATGCCTTTCTTTTCTGACATCCGCTGCCATTTTATGCCTCCGCATGGCATAGAAAATTTTGGACGAAGACCAGCAATGATGCTAGTCCAAAATGAAGCGGATCAACCCCGGCTCAACCAAATGCTGCCCGGGGCAATAGTGACGCAAACACCTTGTCGTCACTGGAATGGAGCTGAATCGAAATGGCAACTCATACCTGCAACGATCGACTACCCGAATGTACAGACACATTACGGACATTGTGGCAGTCCTATTGTCACAAATTTCCATGGAGTTGCAATCTGTGGAATACACGTCGCCTGCACCGAAGACGCGAGCGGTCTAGCCCATACTGGACACGCTGAAATCGTCACCCGCGCCGAAATCACCATGCTCGAAGAGTTACGTTGGTTTGATATCGTGTTGAAGAATGGAGACCCTCTGTCTCTATTGCCGAAAACAGTGGCTGCGCAATACTGTATCGAAGAAAAGGAAAGTAACTGGTTTCACGAAGAAGAAGATATCGCCATCATTCCTGTTGGCGTAATCAATAAACCATGTGTACTTCCCATGAAGAACAAGGACAAGCCGTCCCCAATCTTCGATAAAGTCTACCCGCACACCACGGACAATTCTGTCATTCGACCTAATGACTCAAGAGTTGATGAAGAATTCCGACACGAATCGCCACTCAAGCGAGCCCATCGCAAATACGGGAAACCTTCCGAAGGGTTTTTGCCGTACGTCATGAACTATGTTCTTGCCTTTTTGTCCGAGATGTTCCGACCACGAACAATTGGTTCGAAAGAACCAATACGACGGATCCTCACCTATGATGAAGCAATCAACGGGATCCCCGACGAGCCATTTTGTGAAAAACTCAACATGGCAACCGCACCTGGTTATGGATGGAACGTCCCTGGACATTCTGGTAAAGAATACTGGTTCGATGAAGTTGATGGAAAACACGTCATGAAGCCTGAACTGGAAGAAGCATGCGAAAAGTACCTGCATGGCCTCGAAGAAAACGAAATCGGAAACCACCTTTGGAAAGCAACCCTCAAAACGGAACGCAGAACATTTGAAAAGATCAAGAAGGGCAAGACACGTCATTTTGACATTGCCCAACTACCCTACATCATCATCTGCCGACGCCTCTACCTTGCATTCAACATGAACTTCCTCGCCGGAAGACACGCCACCTTTAGTGCTGCTGGTGTCAATCCCTACTCACGGGAATGGAACAGCTTCGCTAAATACTTGCTTGAAGCAGGGTCTGATATGTTCGACATTGATTATGAACAGTTTGATTCCAAATGTTCGCGCGAAATGATGGGGCTTGCTTTCCAAGTCCGAAACGATTGGTACGACGACCAGTACCGTCAGGTCAGAGACAACATCTGCAGTGAGATGCTGTTTCGTTTCGAAGTCGTTGGCAATGCTGTAAACATGCTGAACTGTGGTAACCCTTCTGGGGATTCTGGTACAACCGTGACCAACACCCTCATTGGAGTTGCCTATGCAAGGTATACTTACATCATATTGGCTCCACCTGCCATGTCAAGCGACGAGTTCTTTCTAGAGAACGTTCACTGCAAAATCCTCGGAGATGACTGCGTGATTGCTGTCAGCCCAAAAGTCAGAGACTTCTTCAATCCTACCACCATGAAGGAAGTTCTGGCCGATTATGGCGTGACTATCACGAGTGCATCGTCCCAAGGTCAAGCTGGGAAGGGGGTTTTAACCGGCTTCTCGACGATTGAAGACGTCACATTTCTCAAATGTGGTTTCTTCTTTAGCCGAGAACTCGGAAAAATCTTCGTTCCAACGATGGCCCGAAACACCATCCACGAACTCACCAACTGGGTGAGTGCAGAGCTAGAAGATGGCTTTGCTGCCTGTGTTGACAATTGTAACACAGCATTGCGCATGCTCATGTTCTACGGAGAAGATGAGTTTGAAAAGATGCGCAAAGAAGTACGACGACAACTCGACCTCGTTTCCAACGGAGTGCATTATAGTTTAGTTACTTTCACCGACCTAAAGTGGCAGTTTCTTGTTGACAATGTGGGTTACTTCCCGAATATGAGTCCAGCTACGCGAGCCAAGCAAGCGCTGGAACAATTCGAATTGTAATTCCGCAGATGATGCAACAAACTGATGGCGTCGTCCTCGCTACGGAGACGCTAGAAACGACCATTGTTCCCAAACCTATGGTCAACAAAGTCGACATGACTGCCGCTGAGAAGAATTGGAGTGTTAATGATTTAATGAAACGTCCTATTTTCCTCGGAGAAGCCGTCTGGAACGGAGTCCAGACGCAAGGTTCCTGTATTTATACTCAGTTCCTTCCCCAAGCTTTCTTTAATCAGCCTCTTTTCGCCCAATCCTTTGGTTTGTTTAACTTGTCTCGTTTTAAGATGACTGTTACTTTTACCATGACTGGAACAAAATTCCATCAAGGGTGCATTATGGCATCCTGGCGACCTATGGTTGCCAACGATGCTGCTCACCTTAAGTTGATTAATGCTCTTTACGTTACTCCCCATGCTTTTCTGCGTGCCGATCGACCTAATACCGTCAAGTTTGAAGTGCCTTTTAAATACGATACTGCTTGGTATCCTCACTACATGAATGCTGTTGATGAACCTTTCGGTTCTATTGGTTTGTTTGTCTTTGCACCTTTAATTTTTGCTGCTGGCGCTACGCCACAACTTTCTATTTCAGTTTCTGCTCAGTTCGACTCTCTTGAATTTCACATGCCTCGTACGCCATTTATTACGAATAACCCTATCTCGCTACTGGCTGCTGCAAAGGATAACACCACAGATCCAGAAGCTCTGCCCGCAAGGCCATTGAGCTCCCGTACTGTGTTGCCACCCATTGTAGCGCCGCAAGCGTCACAGGAATCCGCAACTGTGGCTGGCGCCGTCTCCTCGAAACCGACAGTGATTGGAAGGCCTCTGCCTTTGCCAACACTTCGTAGAGACGTCGTAGTTTCCTATAGGGATATGTTTAAGAAATCTTATCAAGTTAGCCGTGTAGTTACGCCTATTGAAACCATTTCTCAGTACACATCCGTATTTCCTTCGTTTAATATGATGGACGCTACCGCTCTTTTCCACCCTTGGATGAACGCAACGCCATTGGCTCCCGTAGCCAATATGTATCGTTTAGCTAGAGGCAGCCTTCGTTACGAAATCGACTTCCAACTCGCTTTCCCGAAGAATACTGCCAATGCCTCAATCGTTACTAATGCCAACGTGCAAGCGTTTGCCATGTTCATGCCAAAGTACTTCCCACAACCAAGAAGTTCTGACAAGACGCCCATCTATTATTTCGCGAACGGAGGGTCCAGCTCGCCAACCTGGTGGCCCTCCCTACCATACGTTACGGGAGGACCGACTGGATCGGATGCCTTCCCTTTTGCCGATGTAGCTAGTTTATTCCGAATTTCTCAAGGACCTTATGGCCGTTTAGCCGCCGCAGACCCCTCTCAGATTCGTCAGATTAACTTTTCACCGTACCATATGATTACTCCCATGACAGCGTCAGCTGACGGGTTTTCGTGCTCACTTGCTCTTGAGATTCCATTTGTGCATCACCGTGATGCTTATCGTATTCCAAACATTTGGACTACGACTAATCAACCCGACAATCAATGGGTTACAGATGGACCAATAGCAGCGCACGGCACAACCCGCAACTGGACGCCTTATGCCGAACATTCATTGTTTGGCCCTGCTCATAGCCCTGGAACTATAGTTTATGGATTGTATTCTACCACCCCTCTTGCCTACACTACGCCGAATGTGCCTATGCACTGTACTACGATAGTTAATGGATCCCTGGGTGATGACTTCCGATTTGGGTGCCTTTCCAACATGGATTACACCTGGCTTAATGGCAATTTCTTCACGGATACTGCCTATATGCCAGGTCAGGGATGCGACATGTTCAACACTGGCGTACCCCCCGCACTCAAATCAGAATTACCATTCCCGGGCGTAGTTCACCAACCACCGCCTACAGAAGTCACTTATAGGAGCGTAATACCACAAGGAAACACAACTTCTACAACAGTTACTCAACATTTTGCAGGAGCAGTCTCTGGGACAGTACCGGTTAACGTTACTGGGGATAAATGGGACAACAAGCTAGACTTGTCGATCCCAACGTCTGGAATGGATAAACCATCGTGCACTTTACAACTGCCCGCCGGAAAGATGTTTCAATTCAATTGGAGGAATTCCGACACCGGAATATGGATGGGAGAGCGACAAGCGCTCAAAGCGTCCGACACCAATGAAGCCAGGCCTGGAGATTTTGGAACAGAACAAGATGAAATGGCTTTTGAAGTCATTCGTCAAGTTCCAGGAGTTTGTCTCGCAACCTCCTGGGACACAACGCAAGTTCAAGGAACTGCGTTGTTTCACTGTCCCATCTCGCCCGTCGTACTTACGTACAGCGGGTCTGCTACCACAGCATTCTCCATGCCAGCTTATGATGTTGGCTACCAAACTTACATGTTAGAGAAAACATGTATCCCATTCCTCTATTGGAGGGGAGCTCTGCGTTACCGTTTCAGGTTATTCGCTTCTGGATTTCACACAGGAAAGCTTTTCCTTGCGATCAACTACCACCCGTACAGAAGCGGGCAGCCGGTCAATTTGACACAATTGGCGTCTTTCCAACAGATTATTCCAGCCGACTTCAACTCGGCTCTTTCACAATACGGAATTTACATTGACTTGTCTGAAGAAAATCACGACATCGAGTTCGAAGTACCGTATGTATCTTCGGACGTCTTCACCGCAGTCAATCATTTCGTTTCCAACATGAAGAATAATATTGGAACCCTTTCGTGTTACATTGTTCAGCCACTCGTTGCTGTACCAGGTATAGCTACGTCCATTCAGGGCGTCCTAGAAATCTGGGCCGGCGATGACTTTCAAACGCACACACTCTGCTCCCAAGCAGCAATCTGGTCAAACCAGTCACAACCCACTATAGCGTGAAACTCTTACTGCACCTATATTACACTACTTATTGAAAGCTAGTCTTAAGTAAGATAAGATTACAAC